GCATCATGCGCTGCATCTCTTGCTGCTGCGTCTGTTGCTGCTGTTGCACCCCCCGCAGCGCATTGATCCCAGGCGCAATCCGCGATAGCGTCTGCAGCCGCGACTCAGGTGCAAACTGCACCGGCTGCCGTTGGCCGGCCATCAAGGGCAATCGGGTGTCAAGTTGCATGATTTCAGCCCCCAACGGTGGTGCGCCCAAAGATGTCTCGGACGAGGCGCTCTTCTTGCTGCCGGTTCAGATAGTTCTGAAACGAGTTCAGCGCCCCGCCGAGAGCTCCAGTGTAAGCCGAGGCGCGGCCCATCCGCCCCGCCGCCAGCGCGTTGGCCTCTTGGCCCATGATGTTGCCGGCAGAGGTGCCGAAACCGGACGCCGCGTTGCCCATTTGGGTGCCGGCAGTCTGTCCCAGCCCCGCAATGTTTGCCAGCCGGTTGTAGGCGTTGCCGTACTCCTGCGACGCCGTATCCTGCGCAAACCGCTGGCCGGCCTTCAGCGCACCGCCCGACAGGAAGTTCCCCCGCGAAGACTGCATGCGCTCCAGCGCTTTCAGCCCCTCGCCTAGACGGAACCCGTAGCCCGGGTCCATCTCCAGCATCTGTTGCTGCGAGCCTTGGCCGCCGAGGCCCATTGCACCGGACAGACGCTCCAGCGCCTTTGTGCCGGCAGCGCGGTACGGTTCCAGCAGGCTTTTCTGGTAATCAAACATGTCGCGCTGCAGCTTCAGCGCGTTTGCCGCAGCATCGGCTTGCGTTTGCGCGGCTTTCTCTGCCGCGTTGGCTTCCAGCACGCCCCCGACGACGCTGCCGACGCCTCCCACGACAGCCTGGCCGACGGGGCTGGTGACGAGCTTGACGGCTTTGTCGAGGAGGCTGCCGCCAGTTGCCCCGGCGCCAGCAGCAACTGCGCCTGCCGCCGAAGCCTCGCCAAGCGTTGCCGGAATCCCCGAGCCGGTAAGGCCGCCCGGGACCATGCCCTCCATGATGCCTGCGCCGCCGGTTGCAGCGCCGGTTGCGGCGCCGGTTGCGGCGGTCGGAACAGCAGCGCCGCCACCTCCGCCGCCAAGGCCCGCCACTGCAGTGCCAGCACCAGTCGCCCCAGCGTTGAGCGCCGCCATGCCTTCGGGCACGCCCATGCCGGCAGCAAAACCGGCATCTGCCGGAATGCCTGCCAGATCAGCAATCGTGCCCACGGAAGGGGGCATTGACGTAATCGCCGCAGTGGGGTCGGCCAGCGTGTTGAATTGGAACGTCGGCGGTGTGACCGCTGATCCCGGGGGCAAGTTTGCCAGCGGCGTCACCGCCGATGTCGCTGTCGGCAGCGGAGTCATAGCCGAAGTGGGCGTCGTCAAGTAGTCCAACTGCAACAGTTCAGTCGGCGTCAAATTCTGGTACGCGCCCCCGGTCAACGCGTTGACAGACGGTGTCGTGGGTGCAGTTGCCGGCGCTTGAACATTGGGCGCCATGACGTTGGTGACGGTCTGGTCACTGAGCGGCGCAAGGTCGTAGACCTGAGTCTGCGGCGGCGGGCTGATCTGCCCCAGCACATCTGACGGCAAGTTCACCAAGTCCGCCGCGGTCAGTGCGCCGCCGGTTCCCCCCAGAAGCGCATTGACACCCGCCATTTCCGCAGCGGTTGCCGGCGCTATGACGCCAGGCGCCATGGCTTCTGCAATGCCCAGTGCACTGCCGGCACCTGCGCCCGCGCCAGCCCCAGCGCCGCCCAGAAACGAATTGATACCCGCGCCAAGACCGGCCAACCCAAGGCCGGCGCCCCAAGTCTTGATCAGCGGCATGACCATGTCGCCGATGTCGGAGCCTTCAATCTTGATGTCCTGCACGCCATCTGGCGTTACAAAACCCCAGTAGGTATTGAAGGTGCGCTTGTCCGGGTGCTTCCAGCGCAGGTCGTATCCCGACGCACGCAGCTTGTCAATCGCCGAGGTTGCTTCTGGCGAGTAGTCCAGTTGGTACTGAGGGGTGAATCCTCCGTTTTCGTCGGGGATTTGCCCAATCAGCTTGGCCTTGAAAACACCGCTTCTGTCATTGGTCATCGAAGCGGTGATCGGGTCAATCGGGCCCCCTTGGAAGCCCATCGCCCGCAACACCTGCTCCCACGGACCAGAATACTTGCCTACGTTGTCTTCTGGAGTCCAACGCGGATCGTCATACGACCAGTATTCAGACGACACTTTTGCCATGATTCACCTCACCCAATCCGCCAGTCGGTGCCGTCGCTATACACGGGGACTTTGTTTGGCCCACCGCCAGCCACAACGGACGCAAACGTCGTCGCGCTGGCATCGGTGACAAAAGCCCGCGCGCCAACCCCAGCAGTAGCCGCTGTTGGCAGTGTACCCACGGTCAGCGTGCCGTGGTTAAAGTACTTTACGCTGAACGTCAGCGTCAGACCTGGCACGCGGAACGACGTTACGCTGCTGTTGCCGATGGTGACTTCGTTGCTGACATCGACTGCCGACACGTCGGCGTCGTAGCCGATCACCGTGTTGTTGCTGCCGGTCGTGAGCGAGTCGCCGGCCTGCATGCCGACGGCGGTGTTGTTGGCGCCGGAGGTCAGGGCGCCGAGTGCGTCTTCGCCCACGGCGGTGTTGTTGCTTGACGTCGCCGCGTCCAGCGCGCGCGCTCCCACGGCGGTGTTATCTGCGCCGGTCACCACCAGCAGCAACGCGTCTTTGCCCACAGCCGTGTTCCGCGTGCCCGTGGTGGCCGCGCCCAACGCTCCAACACCTACCGCCACCGCATCGCTGCCGGTATACGCGTCTGCTGCCTGATAACCCACGGCCACGTTGTTGGCGCCAGTCTGGTTGAGCAGCAACGCGTCGGCGCCGAGCGCAGTGTTGCCCGCCCCCGTTGTTGCAGCGTTCAGCGCTCGATACCCAGCACCCGTGTTGTAGTTCGCCGTCGTAGCCGCCGACAGCGCATCGTAGCCCACGGCCACGTTGTAATCCCCGCTGGTGTTGGCATCCAGCGCTTGCGAGCCGACGGCAACGTTTTGAAAGCCGTCAGTGTTTGACGTCAGCGCGTTGTATCCAACGGCAACGTTGTTCGACCCCGTAGTGTTGCTGTCCAGAGCCGTGTCGCCCACGGCAATGTTGGTGGCAATACTGCCGGCACCCAATCCGACGGCAACGCCGACTTCCTTGGTCAAGTCGAACGGCGCGTAGATGTTGTCGTCGGTCTTGATCAGCGTGCCCAGCGACGTCTGCAGCACAAACTTGTACGACGAACCCGCCGTCAGCCAGATTTGCGCGGGCGTTCTGCCGGCGCTGTCAAGCACGATAGGGTTGGCGTTGGCCGTGCCGCCAGTAGACGACGTGTACGTCGCCGCGGGCGTCGTTGTGCCGGCAGCGTAGGTGTAGATCAGCCCGCCGTTTAGCGGGTTGCCGTTGTTGTCGAAGAACTGGGCGCCTGCGCCTGCGTATTGGGAGAGGACGACTGCCATCAGGGCCTCACTGTTGAATCTGAGTGACGGTGACGATCACGGCGGCCGAGGCGGGCGCATAAGCCGTGGCCGCAGCGGCGGTGAGCGATACAGCGGTGTTTGAAACGGCCCACATGAGCTCAAGGTACTCGTTGGCCTGCAAGGAGAAAAACTCCGACACGGTGATTGTCGCAAACCCACCGTTGCTGTCCAGCGATGAAATGGCTGTGCTGTTGGCGTAGTCGGTCGTCCCGTTCCGGCGGAACCACACCCTGGCGTTCTTAAACGACGAGTTGGTCGAGGTGAACTGATACCGCACCGTGAACTGGTACAGGCCCGACTGAGGCACCTTGAGGCGCGTCAGCGGCGAGCCCTCCAGCGTCACGCCCTCGGCAATCTCCGTGGTGTCCAACGGGATGGCGTATGCCGTGTTGATCACCGCTGCCGTCAGGTCGGTCGTGCGCGTGAACTCGCCGTAGTACTTCTGCTGCTCAATGGTGGGCCGCACGAAGATGTCGCCGCCAGTGGCGTTGGCCACCAGCACCGCGGCTACGGGAATCACGTTGTCAGGGGCCGTGGGCTTGGTCGCCGTCAGCCCGCCAGCTACTGTGGGGCTTGCGTACAGCACGTCGCCCACGGAAAACATGCTGGTGTTGATGCCGCTGACGTTGCCCCACACGCAACACAGGCCCGTGGCGCCGCTGTCAGGCAGTTCTTCGGCCATCACGCCAAGGATGTACAGCGACGGCGATGAGCCGTCAGCCAAGTACGGAGCAACGGACAGCACGTTGTTTGAACCGACGCCCACGAAGCCAACAACGGCACCTCTTGGAATCGTTGAGCCCGTCGTGTTCTGGACGATGGTGTACTGCGTCAGCGCGGCGTTTTCCGTTGCGTTTTGCAGCAGCTGAAAGAACCGAAACCACGCGCGAGTGGTCAGCGCCCCCTGATCCACCAGCGGGTCGCGCTGAGCCGGTACACGCGGCGCAAGCTGCACGTCAGGCGCTCGTCGGGGTAACGGAAAGCTCCGCACCCATGATGGCGATCTTCACCGGATCACTGCCGCTGATCTCGTACACCCGATCCCGCAGCTTGGTAGTCATGCCCAGCCGGCGCCAGATCACGCGTTTGCCGTACTCGCCGAGTTTGCCCATGCTAGCCCAGTGCTCATTGCTCCAAGTGTGGCCGCCGTCGTCGGACCAGCGGAGCATGACTTGCGGGTCGATGTTAGGTGGCTGCATCAGTTTTGCTGAAGCAATGGCCAATTCAGAACTTATTGTGGGCGACGAGGCTCCTGACAGCAATGAAAAAGTTATGTACAAAATGCCGCCTGGCGACGTGAATGAAGTTGTTTTGATGCCGCTATCAAAGCTGGCTGTTGCAAAGGTGTATACATCGCTTGCGTCTGGGCTAGTGCCTACTTTAATGCGCGACCCTGTTGACCCGCTTCTAAAAAATCTAAAAGTCAACGTCACTATTTGCCCGGCTTTTGATGTAAAAGGCGTGTATATATACGCTATGCCGCCCGTGGTATAAAGGTCAATGTTGTTGTTTATTACGGAAAACACGGCATTTGCGCTTCCCGTCCATCCGTTTGTGTTTAAAAACGGGCTACCGGGGTTAGAAACAAGCTCCCTCGGCGCAGGGCTGCCTACAGATCCAGCCTCACAATCCAACTGCAGCGCATGTTGCGCCGTGCGCTTCAAATTGTTCTGTCCCGTAGGCAACGCGCGCCATGACCGCAACCAACGTTGCGTTTCTTCGTTGTCGCTGTAAATCTCGGGGTCAAACGCATAAACGTTGCCATTTTCCCAATCCCCCACCAACACCTGCCCAGCAAAGTTTGCTTGACAGTTGCTACGGTGGCGGCGGTACTGCACGCCGTTCCAGTACGCCCGCTCATGCCACGCGCCAGTGGCAACGTCAAACACCCACGTAGCCTGAGCGGTCGGGAACGTCAACACGTAGAACGAATGCCCGTCCTGCTGGTACGAATAACCGATGGCGTCGTTCAGCACGCCGTACTGCTGAATCTGCCACTCAATGGCGTGCGTGCTGACGCGTTGAGCGTTGTAACCTTGGTTGCGGTACACGATGCCGTTGCCGCGGGCGTCGGAGCCCAGCCAGAACACGGCGTTGTCCAGCTTGGCCACGCTGTACGGCGCAAGGCAGCCGGTTTCCATGAACGCGCCTTCAATGCGCGCCAACGGGAAGTCTGCCAAGCCGGCGTTGTACCAAACCTCAACGGTGTTGTTGCCGAACAGCCACACCTCGCGGTGGTCGACCATAAGCGACACAATGTTGTCGGGGTTGCCCTCAGCGCTGGCAAAGTCCAGTGGGTCAATGGCAGTGCCGTCAAGCAGCGAGGTCACCCACACACGCTGGCTGTTGGGCTCGTTGAAGACGAAGTAGCTGTCCAGATAGCCGACAGTGACGGCGCCTGGGAAGTCAGGGTCCGTGACCTGCGCAAAC